GTTTCCCAGTCACGATCCGGGTGGGGGACAAAACAAAGCAACAATATTGCTAATAATAAGCCCTATTAAATCCCAATTATTTAAAATTTCTTGCATGTATTTTACTCCCTGTTAATCCTATTCAGTTGCAAGTCTCCCTAGCGGGAGACGTGCGCCTTCATACGGATTTAAAAATGATCGATTAGTCCTGGTACTCCATACATAGGCATAGGACGCACACAATTAAGATCAAAATAAAAATCCATAATCATATGGGGTTCGTCTGGTGTAGCGATGACACGGTCAATTGGTGGGTTTTCTTCGATAAATGTCTGCCCGAGAACCGGCAACGATGCAAAATCCTGACATAAATGCCACGTATCTAATGTTCCTGTTGCACTACTCCGAAATTTACCCGTAACTATCGACGGTTTATAGCGGTATTCCGCATAGCGTTCCTGATATCCAAACACCTGGTCATCCGCGCTAGTACCTTGAGCATATATTTCCCTATTAAGTACTTCTTGCTCTCCAAGATGCGCTAATGCTGGCCAGTAAAAATCCAACCGATCCTTACGGGACCACATTCTGTTAAGTCCCTGTTGGTATGTTAAATCGGCCCTTACTGAAGCAATGCCAATAATATGGCCATGCTCAGTAAAAGATTTAGTGAAACTGATGTTATTAAGGCTAGTAGTACCGAAAGCGCTAAGGTTCCCTTGAGGAGTTGTCGCATCAGTACTAGAAGTTTGCGCAACCGGACTAATATTAACATAACTAGTTCCACCACCTAGATATTCTGGACGCTGCAAACGCTGGTCTGGCGAAGTGACGCCAAAATGCGCCTTTATAATCTCCGTGTAACGTGTACCGCCTCGTGCATCACGTTCAAGCATTTTCTGAACCTGAAACGCTTCTCGCAAATCGTTAATGGTCGCCGCTGTCGCGGATGTAAGATCGGTTTGGAGTGACCCATTCGGGTCAATATAAAGCATTTGTGTACTGTCTGATAATCGAGCGCTTGTGTTCGATACTAGATCAATAGAATTAACACCTGCGCCCGCCGAAACGTTCCTAATTATAGGTGCATCTCCACCACCTAACGGAACCGCTATTACATCTGCTGATTCTCCTAACGGCAGTGTGACAGCATCACCTTTTTGCGGCCAGGGAAGGCAAGATGTAAAATAATCGTGCCGTTTACCTCTATTTCTTACAGTATATAAATTCGGGCTGTCCGGACCATCATCTTTAGGTACATCGGCTGAATCTATTAAGTTTTCGTCTCTATACCACTCGTTATAAATCAAATTGTAAGCACGTAATGGCAATGCACTTGGAATATTGGCAACGTCTACAGCATCCAAATTTACACCTACTGGAATGCCCAGGTAATCAAATACTGAATTTTCTGCAAATCCAGTGCCTGTAACTGTTACACCTGGAACTATAAAGTCTGTTGAATCTCCTGGATCATCTTGTGCTCCGTTGAATTTTTCCCAGTTATCCCAAACCAATCTGTTTGGAACAAAGAAGAAATGAACGTCTATAAACATATTGTCCATAACTGGATGAATAGGTGTTGCCAATCGTCCGAACCCTGCGGTTTTCATATTAAATGTATCGCCGGGCAATACCTCATCACAAAATATAGGTATTAGTTTTCCAGCATCGAATGTAGTTTTATGCCCTGATGATCTATTAAAGGAAGAACGCTGTATCTCAGCGTGAGGGACTTTTGAAAAGTCATGTTTCATTACTGATGGCATGTTTTGCATCTTATTTGTCCTCTTTTAAAGCCAACACTTGTGTAATTACTTCTGGCACAGCTGGTGTTATTTCACCTGTTTTATCGTCAAATTCTCCGATATACCACACCGAGTAATCTTCTGCGAATCGATAGAACTCGCTTTCCGGATCAAACATCGCTTGTTTAATTGCTCTTATTGCTACTTCGTCCGATTGAACAAAGAAAGGTCGCATGTATGCTTTTGCTTTTGAATCTCTCACTGAATATATCTTCATGTTAAAACCCTTTTGTATATTCGATTTCTTTTTCATACTCAAAATTGCCTATTGATGTGTTTCCGTTATACCAGTCTATAAAATAATAACCTCCTTCAAAATGAATCATTGTTGCTTTAATATTATACATACCTTTTTCTTTCTCAATATATCTAATATTCATTTTTTAATCCAATTTTCTCGGTAGCCGTTGTGAGACTCTATAATGCGTCAAATAGTCTTTTGTGTCAAGTCTTTCTCTTGTATTTTCTTCACCATATTTTTTTGCGTTCTCTTTTCTCATGTCTTTTAAGTCTTCCATTTCGTATGGCCTCGTTTTCTCCATCAATTTATCATAGTATTTTGGCGCTTTCATTTTTACGCCCCTTACAGTTATAAAGTCCGAAGGGTATACATCATCTTGATATTTCTCGAACCATTCTGACGCTATACCGGGCCTTCTAGACATTGTTGTATATTCTGGTTCTCTATGGCCTTTATATTCTCCTGTTTCTTCATCAACTAAAAGGTAGTGATAATCCGCATTATCACCTGTTATCTTTTTAAGGCAATATCTCGCAACATATGCCGCACTTTCAAATGTAACCTCTCCTATACTGCTATAGCCATGTGGCCACAGTTCTTCTAGTGTTTTTGAAACGTACAATCTATTACCGTTTATTATGTTGTGTAACTGCTTATCTTGGAAATCAATGCCGAACAATATGGCGTGGTAGTGTGGCCTTTTATACTTTTCTCCGTATTCTCCGCAGTGAAAGTATCTGATTTTTTTTGAAGGGTATTTTTTACGCAAACGCTTCATAAAGCGTTGAAATTCTGTTTTGTCTAAACTTTCAGGTATTTTTCGTTTCTGTAATTCCTCCTCATTAAATGTAAGTGTTATAAAACAATTGTCTTCATGTAATTGAGCCTCGTGTAAGCACCTTATGGCCCATTGTCGGCTTCTTTCCAGCCTGCACCCTATGCACTGTCCGCAAGGTATCTCTATTTCATTATCTCTCTCTAGGGCTTTATCTGGGCTGAATACAATAGACCTTTTACCAGATGGATTTACTTCTTTCGAATACCATCCAGTAATTGGCTTATAACAAGGCACCTAGATACGGATGCCGCCGCGCATTGGTCTGTCCATCGCATTTTTTGGATGAACTCTTTGCGCTGTTTTGCTGAACAACTTTTTACTTTTACGTCGGTTTACTTTATGACGATATTTCATCTTTCTTTACTCCTAAAACATTTTCTAAATAATAATTATATGACTCTTCTGCAAGTTTCAGTTCTTTACGAACAACTGAAGTTTGCATTTTACATCTTTCCAATTTTGCCTTGCGATCGCAAATTAATTTGCGCAACTTCTGAACACCTTGGTCATCTTCGATTTTCATTTTTTACTCCCGTTGGTCGTTTTTGACACCTTTGGTGTCAGTGGGAACAGTTACATCAAGTACATAACTGTTCCCACACCCTCATTGTGCCGTTTCTGACGGCTTTTCAGCATTCACAACTTCTACCTTTTGAATAGGTTGCGAAATGTCTTTTTCTTCTGCAAGTCCAAGCTTAACAGCTTCCGTTGCGTTTTCTGGATTCGTAATAAATTCTAAAAATTGACCAGGATCATTGCCAAATCGCTGTCTCACTTTTGCAGGCAATGCGTCAAACGCATCCTGTGAACGTATCACTGTATTTAATGCCTCCTGATACTCGTTGATCATTGTGAAATCGCCATATTCAGCTTTAGCTTTTGATACGTGTTGAATAATCCCTGTTTTGTCGTAGGTATGAATGATCTTGTGAATATCCACCAAATCCTTATGGTGTTGTTCCGTTCGTCCGTCGTGGTTTCCTTCTTCATCATGGAAAACAATAGGGCTCTTTTTATGGTTTTGATATGCGCTTGCAAATTTCATTTTATATTTCCTCACTCATTATGGTGGTATACATCTGTACGTTTTTTCATAGTACCTTTGCCGATGCCTAATTTCAAAACATCGCCAATCATGCCAGTAAGACTTCTTCCATCCAATCCAAAAGCCTGCATAAGTGTAAGCGTCGGATTATCCTGCTTAAATTTTGTCACAATAGACTTAACAATATTATCGTAATCTATCGACAAACCTTGTGACGATAAATTACTAATTTCTTGCTCAACTTTCCTCGTCATCCATTTGACATTGTTTTGTTGCTCTTGCGATAAATTTCTAAACTCCTGATGATTTAATAGCTCTGAGTTTAAATTATCTATTTCAGCTTGTTTTTTTCCTACATCCATTATGGTGCCAGCAACCTGCTGGCCAACATTGGATGCTGATTGATACGGGTTCATCATTTGAGCACTGGCGCCGATCGGAGTTGATGCGCCGCCTTGTGAATAGGCTAAGATAGGATTCAATCCTGAATCTTTCATATCCTGCATTGCGCGTTGATATGCGGTATTTGACATTCTCTCCTGGAATGCCATTTGTTCGCGAGCAATCGCGAGATTTTGTTTATTAGTGTCTTTTTGGCCTTGATAGCCCAAAAAAGCACCACCTAATGAGCCTATGCCACCTGCAAGAGTACCAAGGGCTGTTACAGGGGCCGCAACGGCCCCTAATATTTCTCCTAGTCCCATTATCGTTTCCTCTTGGGTGGGGGACAAAACAAAGCAACAATATTGCTAATAATAAGCCCTATTAAATCCCAATTATTTAAAATTTCTTGCA